GGCGTCTGGCACCGGCACAGATATCATGGCCGCCGCATCCGCTGTTACTGCCGCCGCAGGAGCATCCGCATCCGCTGTTGCTGCCGCCGCAGGAGCATCCACATCCGCTGTTACTGCCGCCGCAGGAGCATCCACATCCGCTGTTGCTGCCGCCGCAGGAGCATCCGCATCCGCTGTTACTGCCGCCGCAGGAACATCCGCATCCACTGTTGTTACAGCCACAACCACATCCACAATTACAACGGTTCCATCCACATCTACAAAATCTAAAGCAACACATATATTGCACTCTCCTTTTTTGTTGGTTTGTACTATATCATATGGGACGCCCAGACAAAGTGTGAGTGATTGTCTCTATGTATTTTATTGTCACCCGTTGTTTTTCTTCTCATAAACTATAGTAGAAAAAGATAAATGGAAGGAGTATCCAACCTATGGATTCTTATACAGATGTAAGTACCCAGTGCTGCGGCCGCGGCCGTATGTCTTGCGGTGCATCGTTTGGAAATGGATGCGGTTCTTATACAAATCCGGATTATCCGGACATGAACGCATTTCCATGGGACTCATGGGGAAGCAATCCTGCGCTTTCCTATCCTACCCCCGCAGCCCCGGCCACAAAACCGGCCAATATGTCGTGTCCCTCTACAGAGGGAGGCGTACTGGAACAGCAGTATCCGGTGGCCATGGCTTATGTGCCGTGGCAGCAGTGGCAGACCACCTATGCCCCTGAGAGAGGCCTTGTCCAGGGAACTATTTTCCCTGACCTGGATTTGCAGTTTAATTACGGGAGGTGCGGAAGATGATGAATCAGATGATGAATCCCGACTTTAACGCCTCCCGTGAGGCCATGCTTCGTGAGGTGGACCAGGCCGGCTTTGCAGTGGTTGATGCGAATCTCTACCTTGACACCCATCCGTGTGATGCAGCCGCCATTGATTACTATAATCAGATGGCAAACGCATACAGAAATGCAGCAGCAGCTTTTGAAGCCCAGTTTGGACCTTTGACAGCTTCCGCTAATACAGATGCTGCATATTGGTCCTGGATTAATGATCCGTGGCCATGGGAAGGAGGGTGCTATTAATGTGGATTTATGAGAAGAGATTGGAATTTCCGGTTAATATCAAAGAGCCCAATGCCCAGATGGCTCAGTTTATAATGAGTCAGTATGGCGGGCCGGACTGCAATAACCTATGATATATAAAAATGAATATGTAAATGCCCTTTGCCGCGGTCAAAAACAATCTCTTTGACTATCTTGCGGAGGGCATTCCCTTTTATCTCATAACTGATATTTGGGTCTGCCAGAATCTCATGCACATGCGCAATCTGGCGCATGATATCTTCCTTGCTTGGAACCGTGGCAGGAGACTGTTCTGCCTGCCTGCGGAGTCTTTCGGCATCAGCCATGAGTTCTTCCCTTTCAGCCTTCAGACGGAGCTTATTCTGCTTATATTCCTCCAGGGTGTCAATTTCATTCTCGTAAGCTTCCCTGATACGCCGCTCCTTGACTTCTAAGCGGGCAAGGGCCTCCTGAATGACGATTTCTTCTGCGTTTACAGCATCATCGGTTTTTTGGATGTATTCATATTCCAGTTCATTTGTTTCAAGGACTTCCTCCAGAGATTCAATCACAGCTTTTTCCGCCAGGTGTACGGCCAGGCAGCAGGAACCCGGATGCATCCCTTTTGCATACTTCCAGCACTGGAAGAAGTCAGGCCGCTTCTTCTGGTCATTGGAACGATTGAAGCCAAGGCTGCCGCCGCATATGCTGCATTTGAGCAGACCGGAAAGCCAGTGGACATTGTTGGAAACCTCCCGGCGTTTCTGGGGCCGGTATTCCTTTTCAATCCGCTTCTGAACATCGTCAAATAGGGAGGTAACGGAGGAACGTACCTCGTGGGTGCCCTGGAAGGAATACCCGTTCCATATGACCTCGCCAATATAAAAGCGGTTGGCAAGAATCCGGTTAATGCCCCGGCGGTCGAATAGGTTGCCGCGGCGGGTCCGGTATCCTCTGGCATTGGCAGCCCTGGCCGTGGCGGTCATATCCTTCCCGCTATGGTAGGTCTGGAAAATATATTCAACGATGGCATATGATTTTTCCTCCACGGCGAAAGGCTTGCCTTCCCCGACAGCCCGGTAGCCGAGGCAGGGGGTGGCCTGGTAGCCTTCACGGAGGGCCTTTTCCGTCATACCGCGCAACACCTCGCCGGAGAGGTTGATGGAATAGTATTCGTCAAACCATTCTATTATGGTTTCGATAAGTCGGCCAAACATGCCCTCCATGATGGGTTCCGATACGCTCTTGATTTCTACATCACATTTTTTTCTCAGGATGCCTTTGTAGAAGGTGCTTTCCTCCTGGTTTCTGGCGAACCGGGAGAACTTCCAGAGATAGAGCCGTTTGAAAGGCGCCGGCTTCTGAGATTTGGCAATGGCTATCATGCGCTGGAACTCTGGCCGGTTGTCTGCTTTGCGGCCGGAGATTCCTTTCTTCTCAATAAATATGTATTCTTTGGGAATTATAAAACCGTCCGCCTTGGCAGCGTCCATGATGACGCGTATCTGGGCATCCGGAGACAGCTCCGTCTGATCGTCTGTGCTGACACGGACGTAGGCGGCGCCGATTTCTAGTGGTGTTGCTGGCATTATATCATCTCCTGTTCCTATCATGTATATGAGTTTGGAGGACGTTTCAATCCACATTTCGGCCCATATTATAACCCATATTACAGCCTGTAAGATTTTGGTGAGCCTTGAAAAAAAGGGTATAAAAAATACGCCCCTTGCCAGGACGCTCCAGGAATGATATAATTTACTTGCTTAAGGTAATTAATTATATCTTCCGGAATGGTCCGGTAAGAGAAAACTATGTGAGGGCGGTTCCTGCTGGTAACAGGGCCGCTTTTCACATTTGACAATTTCCGTATATTTGATATAATATATTTAACAAGACAGCCGGGAGATAGATTAAGCCTATCCGTCCTGGCGAATTATAACAACTTTAGTAAGTCGCCCATCCGGCCAAGGAGCAGGGCGGCTTACTTATTTTTCATGTTCAGGATTGCAACGATTAACAAGGCAACGCCTAATATAATCTGAAATTCCTCATATGTACTCATAAGCAACCATCCTTCCTGTCAAGACTCAGAACGAATGGCACGCACGCCCTCCCGGCTGCCCGGGTAAGGATATTATTGTCAAGGTGGTGGCCCCTGGAGCGCGGGAGTTCGCGGCTCCAGGGGCTTTTTACTGTTTAGTCCGCAAATTCTGTATGCTTAACTTTCCATTTTTTTAATGCGATAGAAAGCCAAAAGCTATAGATGCCGCATGTAACCAGACAAAGGAGTAACCATTTAATCCAATTACCGAAAAGTTGCATGGCTGTTCCTGTAAACTTTAGACGTCTGCCTTCGACAACAGTGTGCTTGATTTCCCAGCCGTATACCATGCATAATGCCCAAGGATAACAGATACCAAAGGTAAGGAATGTTATGATTGCTCCAAGCAAATTCCAGCCAATTAGTTGGAGAAGTCCTCCATCAAAATAAGACTCTTGTGTTCCCATATTCATTTCCTCGTTAGATTATTTTTATGACTAGAATTGCATATCAGCTAAAGGAAACCTATTTTTTATAGGTTGCGGTGCGGCATCGTGTTCGTACACTATGTTTTCTTCATAGGCATTTCCTGTTGATGTTCCCTGGTCTAAAAGACGTTTTTGTGCTTCAAGCTGTTCTTGATTTAATATGGACTGGTAGTCACTATCAAAGCCACTTTCATTATTAGGATTTGTGCAATAGCCATTGGAGTCGAAGTGGTATGTGATACCATTTTCTGTTAAATCATCATACCTCATTTCTCCAGTGGGATTGAGATAGTACCATTTCCCGCTGACAGTATGTATCCATCCAGTTCTCATATACCCATTAGCATCAAAAAGATAGTTCTTTCCTTCAATATTTTGCCAGGTGTCTGTTGTATAACTTCCGTCATCATTCTGATACCACCATCCAATATCGTCCTGTTTCCATTCCCCTGCCAGTGCAGTTATGCTTAACGCAGATGATAGAAGAACGGATGTAATAAATACCTTCATTTTTTTCACAAGCTAATCCTCCTTAGTTTTATATGTGTTTATTTATTAAAATAAGCAATTTCTTATAAATCATTACCGTAAAGCCACTTATCTTCAGCAATTCCAAATCCCAGGTCCCCGCGCCATCTGCCTAAAAACTTCATAAAATTAGAACGTTCATCCAGTTCTTCCTCGTTATTTTCGGTGTAGCATTCTCTGGCCGGTTGAACAATACCTTCCATGAGCGGAATCAAGTTTGGCTCTGGAAAGAAAATATGCTCCAGCTGCTGCTCCGGCTCTGTGGGCTTCCTGGTTGCGCTGTAGGAGATATTGCGGAACCATTCTTTGTAGGACATCAAGGCTCTGTTAGATGCCTGATAGGACAGACCAAATTTGTCATGTATCTGGATTGCGTCATGACATTTATATTTGTGAATAAGAATACGTGGTGCTAAAAAATGGCTGGCGAAATAATTTGTTTCGTCATCATTTTCTTTGGTATCACCAACATGTTTTAATAATATGTGACCAACCTCATGCATAAGCGTGAAACGTTGCCGGCATATATACGGGAAGGAATCATTATAATAGATTTTCCCTTTAAGTTTAAATGCATCGTCGCTTACCCTATAACACTCTTTTTCCTTTTTGGCAGAAAGTTCGGAATACTTATACAAAGGGATTTTTAATTTTTTAATAACATCAATGCAGTCGATGGGAAACTCTTTTATTTCGCAGGTTTCGTATACATCTAAAATAATACGAAAAATCTCGCGCCGTTCCAAACAAAATCACTCCTTTAGTCATCATCAGACAATAACGTTCTAATGATATCCTGTTTTTGTTCGACCGTGAGTTTTTTTCCGTTTCGTGCAATAAGGCTCATATGTCTTTTTCTCAGACAGAATAGTAGTGGTCTTTTTTCGTCCTAAAAGATAATCTATGTCCACGTTGAAGAAGTCAGCAATTTTTTCTAAAGTCTCAAAATCTGGTTCTCTATTTCCGTTTTCGTACATGCTGATAGAACTTCTTGAAATAGCCAATGCTTCCGATAATTCGGCTTGGGAATATCCACGTGTTTGTCGTAGCGACTTAAAAATTTTATTAAATTCTCCCATGTTCACACCTCACTTCTAACTAAATAATATCACATAATGTAAACAATGTAAAGAAAGAGTGACACACTTTGTAATAAAAAAACAGTTTAGATATTGACACGGACTGTAAACAATGGTATAACATAATAAGACACGATATGTGTCAATGTGGAAAGGAGGTATGCATATGGATGCCGAGGCTATTTCTAAACGTCTCATACAACTAAGAGGTGAGAAAACCCAAGAAGAAGTTGCAAAGGCCGTAGGAGTCAGTAAATCTGCTTTGTCGATGTACGAAAATGGTAGTAGAATACCGCGAGATGAAATAAAAATCCGTATCGCTAAGTATTACCATAAAAGTGTCCAGGCTATTTTTTTTAACAGTAACGACACAAAATGTGACATAAAATAAGAGAAAACAAACACACGTTCGATAAGAAGAATATACCACTATCGAACCTATGTGTCAATGGGATTATGGGGAAAGGAGGGGGAGCGGGGTGGAGATAAAGGGTATTTTTGAAGTTCAGGGAGAAGAGTATTCGCTTTTTGTTGAAAATGCTACTCGACTGACAAAAGTGTATCTCTTGAAAAAGAAGAAAGAAAGTCAATGTATGGAACCGATCTTGGTCAAAATTTCAGCCGGTACGCTGAAAGAGAAGCTTACGTATCGGCTGATGCGGTTAAAAATGAAGCTGGTTAAGAAGCGCAGCGAGAAGAGCTGATATGCCAGAAGCGGCGATTCCGGATATGGTGCCTGATGAAATATCAGATAAAAACGAATTGATTTTACTTTCTTTTTTATCAGGAGTCAGGTGAGGATTACGCATTTCGTAAAGGAATGACTCTATAATTTTTTTACTATCTTCAGGTAAATCGGAGTTTGCAATATCGACCCAAATAGAGTTGTAGTTACCAGAAACAGTGTTGCTAGATCCGGAAATTACAATGTTGTTGTCACCTTGGATTGAGGGGGAAAGTTCAGGCTCCTTAAATCCATTCTTGGAGAACTGGATTCCATAAGTTGTTATCTTGAACTGACAAAATCCCATAGCCCTGGCTATATATTCGATAAATCCATCATCACGCAGATTATCGAGAATATCATAGGTTTCTGATTTATCTTGAAGATTGGAAAAAGTAAGACCGCATTCGCGTTTTCCGGTTTCAAGATAGTTTTGATAAACCGATGATAGCAGTTCTTGTTCTTTTGAAAACATAGAGACATCTCCTCCTGATATATAGGTATAAGTTTTGTACTCGGCGCTGCAACGCCTGTAAGTACAGTATAACAAGGAGGGGGATAAAACGCAACGAGGGAGGCGGTACATATTAACACGACCTGCAAGACCTGTCGGCATAGCCAGTGCCCGGAACGGACACGGTGGTATCCGTGCAAGGACTATGAGAGGAAGGAAACAAGTACAACCGGTACCGCATACAATCTACCAGGGAGGGGTGGTGATAGTGCAGAAATTAAAAGTATTCAAATACATAGAAATTGATGGCCAGGATGTTCCAATGGAATCACTGACGGATGAAGAAAAACGGCGCATTGCCTATGCGCTGCAGGACAATCTGATGCTTCCACTGGGATTTCGAAGGAAGAGAAAGACCGCCTAAGGGCGGCCATGGAGGACAAGCATAGAAAGGAGAGACAAGCCAATGAGAGCTAAAACATTTGCGGAGCATCGCATCCGCGCCAGAGCAGCGGTCCAGTATCCCGGCTGGCGTGTGGATTTTGTGGGACCGGCAACCGCGGTGATGACCAATATCATGGGTCACAGGCGTATGGTGACCTTCCGACGGTGCAGGAGGCGCCGGGACAGCCCAATCATGATGGCAGCTAAATGGATTGTGCCGGCGGTTATCTGGCTGCTGGGGATGTGGATGGTAGCTATTGTAATAATGGCGGTTGCCATGGGTGTGAGGCTGTGAGAGGAGATGAGGATAATACAGAGACAAGTTATTAAAGGTATCATCATACAGGCCATGGTCCAATCTGGTGTTGTTATGACCGGTAACGCAGATAGGATTGAGGCGGGGGCCGAGGCAGCAAGTAATGAGATATTGGAAGAAATGAAGATGGACCCCAGCGGCGGCAACCGCAAGAGGCCCATGGACAAATAGTTTAGCACACCCTTAGTATAAGGGATTATGGCGGAAAAATCAAGGAGGATTAAGACTATGACTATGACAGTAGTATTTGAAGATTATGAGGACATGATGAACTTTGCAAAAAAGGTGATGGGACAGGATGTTTCCAGCGACAACGCATCCCAGAGGCCCACGGCGGAGAACATTTTGGGGATTACCCCGGAAACATTTACGACGGCATCCAGCCAGCAGGTGCCTGTCACCCCACCACCGGTGCAACAGGCGCCTGTTACTTCACCGCCTGTCCAGCAGCCTGCCCTCGCAGCCACAGTAACCCCTCCGGTTCAGCCGGTGGCCACAACCGCACCAAACTACACTCTGGATGACTTGATGATGGCAGCCATTCCACTTATGGACTCAGGCAAGCAGCCGGAGCTGCTGCAGCTTATCCGGAGCTTCGGGGTGGAGGCGCTGCCGTTCCTGCAGCCGGAGCGGTATGGTGCGTTTGCAACCGCGCTCCGTGGACTGGGGGCACAGATATGATGGGGGGACACGCAGAAAGGGCCCACGCACTCCTAAGTGCTTCGGGCGCTTATCAGTGGATGGCCTGTACCCCCAGCGCCAGGCTCCAAGAGCAGTTCCCGGACAATCCCTCCGGGACTGCAGCGGCGGAGGGGACATTGGCCCATGAGCTGGCGGAACTTAAAGTGAGAAATTACTTCTACTCAGTTGATTTTGGGAAACGGAAGCTGACGGCGGCTGTCAACAAGCTGAAGAAAGAAGAACTGTGGGATGACGAGATGACAGGCTATACGGATGATTACCTGGACTATATCAAGGCTGTGGCCATGAAGTATCCTTCCAGCCCTTATGTGGCGATTGAAAAACGGGTGGATCTAAGTACATACGTACCGGAGGGATTTGGGACGGCGGACTGCATCCTGATAGGGGGCGATGTATTACATGTCATTGACTTCAAGTATGGCAAGAGCCCGGACGGACGCGTGACGGCCGAATGGAACCCGCAGATGCTGCTGTATGCCTTGGGTGCATATGAGATGTATAGAATCCTTTATACGTTTAAGACAGTGAGGCTGTCCATCGTGCAGCCACGGCTTTCGGACGGCATATCTGAATGGGAGTGTACCCTGGATGAGATGCTGCAGTTCGGGGAATTCGTCAAGGAACGGGCAGCACTGGCCATTAAGGGTGAAGGTGAATTCGCACCCGCCCCAAAGACATGCAGGTACTGCAGGGCCAGAGGAAGATGCAAGGCCCGTGCGGAGAAGAACGTGGAACTGGCCTTTCTGGTGGGGACAGACCCAAAACTCCTCACAAATGAAGAACTGGGCCAGTACCTTATGAAAGGTAAGGACATTGCCAAATGGTACAGTGATGCCCAGGATGTTGCCCTGGCGGACTGCCTGGCCGGGAAGGAAGTGCCCGGTTGGAAGGCTGTGGAGGGACGCGGCTCCAGGGACTGGACCGACATGGATAAGGCATTCAGTACGCTTACATCGAATGGCATATCAGACACTATCCTGTGGGAGCGTAAGCCACTTTCGCTGGCCCAGGTCGAGAAGGTGGTAGGTAAGAAGGACTTCCAGGAACTTGTGGGCGGATTGGTCGTCAAGAACCCAGGGAAGCCGGCATTAGTAGAAGAAACAGATAAACGGCCAGCAATCACTAATAAAGTGAGCGCCGCGGAGGCGTTCAGGGAGGAGGGCTAAATGTGGATGAGGTTAAGACAAGCCCGCCCCGCAGCCGTACACTGGGCGAGCTCAGAAGATTTGAATTAAAAACGGAGGACCCTCGAGACATTGAAGAACTTGACCGGGTCATCGAAGAAAGGAAACTTTCCAGAAGGGATTTGGGAGTCATACTTTTATATCTTGGCGTTCGACCTGGATTTGGTCCGGAATGTTTTGGTATATGGAAGCATAATAGCCCAGGACATCCTTGATGTGTTCGGTTAGGATATTCTTATATATCGCTACCACTACCCTGGGTGAGACTGTCCATACATACAGAACAAAATGTCTGCGGCCCGTACCAGAAACCTCAAATTCGTAGTTTCCAAATTTCCTGTGGATGCAGTCCTCACCATCAAACCCCTGGATATCATACGGTTCGCCAAGGGTTTGTAGAAGCTTATCAATTTGTCTCATAAAAACGCCTCCTTTTCCTTGATTATAAACCAAGGGGACGGAGCCCACAATATAAAGATGAAAGGATATTTTATTATGAATGAATTAACAAACGTAACAACCGGGGAAGCAAGACTGTCTTATGTACACCTGTTCAAGCCCTATGCTTATCAGCCAGGGCAGGAGGAGAAATACCAGGTGACCGTACTGGTGCCGAAGACGGACATGGACACCATGGGGAGGATTAACGCTGCCATTGAGGCCGCGAAGCAGCGGGGTATCAGCGAAAAGTGGAACGGACAGTGCCCGCCAATTGTCCCAGTGCCGGTCTATGACGGGGATGGCGTGAGGCCATCCGATGGCATGGCCTTTGGGCCTGAGTGCAAGGGCCATTGGGTGTTCACGGCCAGTGCCAAGGCAGATTATCCGCCTGAGATAGTTGATAAGATGGGGAACCCCATTATCAACCAGTCAGAGGTATACAGCGGTATGTATGGGCGCGTGAATGTATCTTTCTATCCTTATGCCTTTGGCGGTAAGAAGGGGATTGGCTGCGGCCTGGGGCCGGTACAGAAGCTGAGAGACGGTGATTCCCTGGGAGGCAGCGCGCCAAGTGCCGCACAGGCTTTTGGGACACCAGTACCACAGGCAGCCACACCGCAGTATGGAGCAGCCATGCCGGCAACTCCAGGAGCCGCAGGTTATGCTCCGCAGCCACAAACAGCTCCATGGGCGCAGACGTCTGCTGCTGTCAACCCAATCACGGGGATGCCGTATTGATGACTACAAGAGGGGCCCTGCGGCCCCTCAACCTGACAGGAGGTAAGACGGATGGCGAAACATCATCTCAGCATAGACATAGAGACACGCAGCAGCGTGGATATCAGCAAGGCCGGGGCTTACAAATACGCCCAGTCCCCGGATTTTAAAATCCTCCTGTTTGCGTACCAGTGGGACGACGGGCCGGTGGAGGTCATAGACCTTTCGGCAGATGAATCATTCCCACCGGAGATATGGGAAGATGCCCTGAGGGACCCCAATGTAATTAAGCACGCTTATAACGCGGCGTTCGAATGGTACTGCCTGAACCGCGCCGGTTATGAGACACCGATCCAGCAGTGGCGCTGCACCATGGCCCACGGCCTGTACTGCGGATACACCGCCGGCCTGGATGCCACGGGAAGGGCCATCGGGCTGCCGCAGGACAAGCAGAAGCTTGCGGTCGGCAAGACTCTGATACGGTATTTCTGTGTACCCTGCAAGCCAACCAGGACCAATGGGGGACGGACATGGAACCAGCCATGGCATGATGCAGACAAATGGGCCCTGTTCAAGGAATACTGCAAACAAGACGTAGTCACAGAACATGAGATACTGAAGCGGCTGGACCTGTTCCCGATGCCAGAGGAAGAGGAACGCCTGTGGCAGATGGATGTTCTCATGAATGCTTATGGTGTCCGGGTGGATACAGGGCTGATTGAGGGGGCGCTGTACATAGACGGCATCAGCACCCAGAAGCTGACGGACGAGGCCATCGGCCTGACCGGGCTGCAGAACCCGAACAGCCAGCAGCAGCTGGTACCTTGGCTCAACCGTCATTCTAAAGAGCATCCGGATGACCCTGACCTGCTGAATAACCTACAGAAGGCTACGGTGGAGGACCTGTTAAGGGATAAGGGGAATCTGCCGGAAGATGTCTGTCAGATGCTTGAAGTTCGGCAACAGCTGGGTAAGACCTCCATTAAGAAATATGTGGCCATGAACACGGCTCGCGGTGAGGGCGACAGAGTACGCGGATTAACACAATACTACGGGGCCAACCGTACCGGGAGATATGCCGGACGGCTGGTACAGTTGCAGAACCTTCCCAGAAATTATATCAAGACTTTGGACTATGCCCGGAAGCTGGTGAAGGCTAAGAACTATGACGGGATTAAGCTACTCTACGGAAACGTGCCAGACACGCTCTCTCAGCTTATCAGAACAGCCTTTATTCCGTCTGAAGGCCACAAGTTTGTGGTGGCTGATTTCAGCGCCATAGAGGCCCGCGTGATTGCCTGGCTGGCTGGGGAACAGTGGGTGAACGAGGTGTTTGCCACCCATGGAAAGATTTACGAGGCCACAGCTGCCCAGATGTTCGGAGTACCGGTGGAACGGATTGTGAAAGGATACCCGGAATATGCTCTGAGACAGAAAGGAAAGGTGGCCACGCTGGCCCTGGGGTACCAGGGAGGCGCCAATTCTCTGATTGCCATGGGGGCCCTGAAACAGGGCCTTACCGAGGAGGAACTGCCGGACATTGTGCAGCGGTGGCGCCAGGCGAACCGGCAGATATGTGGCCTGTGGTATGCCGTGGAGAACGCGGCCCTCACCGTCATGGAGACGGCGCAGCCGCAGGGTATCAACGGACTTATATTCGCATTGGAGGGGGACCTCATTTACGGCCAGTCTTTCCTTACTGTGCGATTACCAAGTGGACGGAAGCTGTACTATTGCCGGCCATTTCTAAAGGAAAACCAATTCGAAAAAACTGCCATCCATTACCACACGGTGGGCCAGCAGACGCGGAAGTGGGGGGTCACATCGACCTATGGAGGCAAGATGACCGAGAACATCGTCCAGGCTATCGCCAGAGACTGCCTGGCCGTGACACTGGAACGAATTGCGGCCAGAGGCCTGCAAGTGGTGTTCCATGTGCATGACGAGGTTATCATTGACGCGCCTATGGAAACAACGGTGGACGAAATATGCGGCCTGATGGCCGAACCGATACCCTGGGCCCCGGGGCTGGTACTTAAGGGAGCCGGGTTTGAGAGCGACTACTACATGAAGGACTAGGAGGGAACAGGGTGCAGAATAACAGAATGCTGCATATCAGCACAGCAGGAAGCCGGAAGGCGATACAGTGGCCGGGAAGCACCATGATGTGGTCCGAATTCACAGAGAAGCTCAGCACCCCGGTAAGGGGAGACGAGACGCTGGAGCAGTACCTTGCTTTCCCAAAGGCGCAGCAGGATGAACTTAAGGACATAGGCGGATTCGTAGGCGGCACCCTGAAGGGGAACCGCAGGAAGCAGGACCACGTGGAGGGCAGGGACCTGCTCACACTGGACCTGGACAATATACCCGCGGGGCAGACGGATGACATCCTGAGGCGTGTGGGCGGACTGGGGTGCGCCGCGGCCGTGTACAGCACCCGGAAACACAGCGGGTATGCGCCGCGGCTGCGTGTCATCGTACCGGTGGACCGGACGGCAACGGCAGACGAGTATGAGCCGGCGGCCAGGAAACTGGCGTCTCTTTTGGGGATTGAATTTTGTGACCCGACCACGTTTGAACCTCACAGGCTCATGTACTGGCCAAGCTGCTGCAGCGACAGCCAGTATGTATACCAGGTATATGACAAGCCGTTCTGCAACCTGGACGGGCTGCTGGGGATGTACGGGGACTGGAAGGACGTCACCCAGTGGCCCCAGGTGCCAGGAGCGGAGGCAATGGAGCGGCGCAGGCTGGCCAAGCAGGAGGACCCCACGACAAAACGGGGTATCATAGGCGCATTCTGCCGGACGTACGGCATCGTGGAGGCGATGGAGCGGTTCATACCGGGGATGTATGATGAGACGGCCACAACGGGGCGCTACACCTACACCGGAGGCGAGACAACCGGCGGCGCCATCGTATATGATGGCGGCCTGTTCCTGTATTCCCATCACTCCCACGACCCCTGCTGCGGCCAGCTGGTCAACGCGTTCGACCTGGTCCGGCTGCACATGTACGGTGATAAGGATGCCGCAGCCAAAGACGGAACACCAGTCAACAAGCTGCCATCCTTCGTGGCCATGAGTAAGCTTGCACTAGCTGACAAGGCGGTGGCTGACCGGATAGCGCGGGAGAAACATGACGCGGCTGTGACGGCGTTCGCTTCCGCTGAAGGAACCACGGTGACGGATCCTGAAAACTTGGACTGGCTGGGACAACTGGCAGTGGACGGGAACGGGAATTATAAGAAGACGGTGAATAACATTATCCTGGTACTGCAAAATGATCCGCTTCTGAAAGGCAGAATTGTCACAGATGAATTTGCGGGCAGGGGTCTGGTCTTGGGCGCGGTGCCATGGAACAAGGAGACAGAGAAACGGTTATGGACTGATACGGACATTTCGGGTTTCTACTGGTACATGGAAACATACTATGGCATTACGGCCCGGAACAACATGACGGATGCCCTGGCGATTGTGGGAGAGCAGAACAAGATTAACGAGGTCAAGCAGTACCTTCAGAGTCTCACATGGGATGGGGTAAAACGGGTGGATACCCTGTTAAGTGTCTACCTGGGAGCCGATGACACGCCTTATACAAGGGCAGTCATGCGTAAGTCTCTGTGCGCGGCCGTGGCAAGGGCCGTGGTGGGCGGTGTGAAATATGATAACATGCCCATCATTACAGGACCACAGGGAATCGGAAAGAGTACATTTCTGGACAATCTGGGGAAGGCATGGTTTTCAGACAGCCTGACATCATTTGAGGGCAAGGACGCCGCGGAGTTGATTCAGGGAACGTGGATTAATGAGGTGGGAGAGCTTACGGCTTTTACAAAACAGGAGACATCCGCCATCAAACAGTTTTTAAGTAAATGTTTTGATATCTACAGAGCGGCCTATGGCAGACAGACAGAGAAGCACCCGAGGCGCTGTGTGTTCTTCGGGACCAGCAACGACAATGAGTTTCTGAAGGATGCAACGGGCAACCGCCGGTTCTGGCCGGTAGATGTAGGCCTGCATCCGGCGCAGAAATCCATCTGGACGGATATGCCGGGTGAGGTGGACCAGATATGGGCGGAAGCCTACATGTACTGGGCTATGGGGGAACAGCTGTATCTGCCTAAAGAGATAGAGGCCGCGGCCATGGAGCAGCAGGAGAGCCACAGGGAGCTGTCAGGGAAAGAGGGAATCATACAGGACTTCCTGGAGAAGCCAATACCTTCAAACTGGGATTCGATGGCTCTATTTGACCGCAGGATGTTCTGGAACGGGAATAAGCAGCTGCCGGATGGGGCCACACTTGTGCCGCGTGAAAAAGTATGCGCGGTGGAGATATGGGTGGAATGTTTCAACAGTGATGCCAAGTACATGAAGCGCTCGGACAGCACGGAAATCAACAATATCCTTACAGGTATAAAAGGATGGAGAAGGAACAAAAGCGTCCGCCGGTTTGGTCCCTATGGTACGCAAAAGGGATTTGAACGCATGTAAACTTTAAAGAAAAAAAAGAAAGTATGCAAGGTTTACGTGGTTTACAGGGAGAAAGTTTACAGGTTTACAGCAAGTTTACATGTATAGTTCACGGGAAAACCTTGTAAGCACAAGGAAAACTAATATATGTAAACTATGTAAACCAATTATCTATATAAGAATAAAAATAGATAAATAAGATACGCGCATATATCACCTAACGTACCTGTTACGTATATCACATACGCGTATAAGGACAGTCGGTATACAGGAGGAATTGAAGATGCTTGAGAAGGATATTGAGAAGGTCCTGGTGGCGGAGGTAAGGAAACTGGGCGGCCGGGCCTATAAATGGGTAAGCCCTGGTAACGGTGGGGTGCCAGACCGGATAGTGGTATTCCCGGACAGGCCGCCGGTATTCGTGGAGCTAAAGGCTGAGTATGGGAAGCTGAGCGTATTGCAAACCGCGCAGCTCAGGCGCCTTCAGGACATGGGGCAGGACGTAAGGGTGCTGAGAGGAATCCAGGAGGTGGAGCAGTTCCTGGAGGACTGCGGAACCGGATTGAAGTTAAGACGGTTTGAAAAGGAGGCGGAGGCAGATGGGGATTGACCACAAAGGACGTGAAGGAGGATGGGGATGGTAGAAACTGTATGTGCATGGTGCGGGAAGAAGATACAGACATATCCATGCAAAGTTAAACCAAGAAATTTTTGTTGCCGAAAATGCCTTGCGAACTATTCAAGTAAAGCAAAGAATCCGAATGGATACCAGAATTTGAAAGACTATACAGGAATGTCCAGGCACATGACGGAACTTAACCAAAAACTTAACCCGGCCAGAATGACATTTCCTACAAGGGTTAAATTGAGTATGGCGCACAGAGGAACTGGAAAAGGAAAGACCTATACCAAGTCTTTTGGAATTCATACGCACCGTATTGTAGCCGCTAGAACATTGGGCAGAGAACTATTACCCGGTGAAATAGTCCACCACATTGATGGAAATAAACGAAATAACAGGCCGGATAACCTGATGGTGTTTCAGAGTCAGGCTGAACACGCCAGATGGCACAAGGAACATAAAGGAGGTGATGCCCTATGATATTCAAACCACATGACTACCAGTTACACTGTATCAACCGGATTATCGAAATAAAAAAGCTGGGTCTCTGGCTTGATATGGGTTAAGGGCCTTGGCAAGACGGTCACCACGCTGACGGCCATCAAGGAACTTAAGTATAACCGGTTCCAAGTACGGCGCGTCCTGGTGATTGCCCCAAAAAAGGTGGCGGAGGGAACCTGGACAAGAGAGGCCGCCAAGTGGGACCACACAAAAATGCTGCGGGTGTCCCCGGTACTGGGGAGCCAGTCCAAGCGGGTGAAGGCACTGAACACGCCGGCCGACATCTACATTACCAACCGCGAAAATGTGGTGTGGCTGGTGGATTATTACCGGAACGCCTGGCCTTTTGACATGGTGGTGGTGGATGAGAGCAGCAGTTTTAAGAGCCACAGCGCTAAACGCTTCAAGGCGTTGGCCAGTGTAGGAGAGCGCATCGACAGAATGGTAGAGCTGACGGGAACCCCATCCCCCAATGGTCTGAACGACCTGTGGGCCCAGGTATTCCTGCTGGACGGCGGCGAGCGTCTGGGGAAACGGTACACCCATTTCAGGGAACGGTATTTTCAGCCGGATAAGCGCGGAGCAGACGGCATGGTGTACAGTTACGAGGCTAAGCCCGGGAGTGAGGAAGGTATTCTGGAGAAGATATCCGATATCTGCATCAGCATGAAGGCGGAGGATTACCTGCAGCTTCCGGATATCACGTACCATGAGATACCGGTGGAGCTGGACGCAA